ATCCATCATCATTAGATTTTCAACTCCAATTCTATTCCGACTATCTCCGCCTTGCGTTTTAGATTTTTCATCATATCCATTATCTCTTCAATTTCTCTTAGAGAAGTTTCCCAAGTTTCTTCTGAATCATAGTCTACCCGAATTGTAATGTATTTAGTTTTCATACTGTTTCCTCCAATGAAAAGAAGTTTATTACTAGCCCCAATAATAGAAGGGTCGGCACTATAAAAAACATTACCAAAAACGCCATACAATTTAGAAAGTATTCTGCGAGATTGGATTCAAAATGTCTTTGACTAAAGAACATCTTGATTGCAGGTGGGAAAAATAATGCTATGTATAATCCTGCAAGAGCAAAATAAATTCTTAGTTCGCTATCATATAATAACTCAATCATTAATAACCCTCCATTCTCTATTAGGTAGTTGCTCTAAATTATCCATTCTAGATAGAATATATCCGATGGTGGTACTATTTTCTGCAAGGTTAGTACCGTACTTTTCAATAATAAATATTCTAAGATTTTTAGCAGTAAAAGGTTGTGTAATATTATGCACTTCCTTCTCTACTCTTCTACGAAATATTGTATTCATATCTTCATCTCCTTCGCCTTGAAAGCCGCACTTCTAATTGCTTCTCTAGCACTAGCAGTAATACTTTCTGCTAACTTAACATTAGACCAGCCGAAACCTGCAAAGGCCAAGATACCATAGAAGGAAGCCATTAATCTCTTGACCGCCATTTGGTTATTGTGCCACTTTACATATTCGGAATCTCGCCCCTTTGCTTCTTTCATCTTTGCCTTATATTGGTTACGCAATTCTTTCAATTCTAAAACTGCCGTTGGCAATAATCCCAACTTATCAGTCTTGAAATAAACCATGTCCTTCTCATCACATATGCTGAAGTCCTTGGGCGTAGCAAGGTTTGCCCCAAATTCAGTGGGGGTATCGCTAATAGTTTCAAACGAAATGTTCCTAGCCAATATCATCGAAGGATATAGTCCAGCAAAGTCAAATGCCGCTACTCCTTTGTGTAGGCCGTTGGTACTCTCGCTAAGTGGGTCATAGACCATAGCCCCTTGATAGGATAAACTCTCCTTGCAATTTTTACAAGTCTTTGCCTTCTTATCATTGACTGTACCGCAGTTATTACAGACTTTATTCTTAGGTCTGAATCCTGTTGGTGCTTTCCAAGTGGCATTCCTCATAAAGTAAATTCCTCCCATATGGCTTGCATAAAAACAAGCATCGAATGGCGCAACTAGTAATCTCTGCAAAGCCAATATTGCTTCGCTACAATAATTAGATTCGTCAATCTCTACCATTAATTCTACATCTATCAAAGCATACTGAAGATAAGTTTCTGTATCTTCTAGCCATGCTCTGCGATAGAATTCATTTGGGTCGGGAAACTTTTCCGACTTCAATTTATTTCTACCAAGAATAGTTTCCGAAATATAATTTAGACTTAGAGAAGGGAGTGTTCCTCTTTGGGAATCATTCCATTGTCGCTCAAATGCCAAATCTAAGTTTAGACAAATCCTACCACCAATAGGTTGAGAGATAGGGGAAAAACCATCTTCTGCCTTTGTGAATCTATGTCCTTCCTTGGTCGGAAAAACATTCGATACTTTAGCATACGGAGATAGCCTTAGAGGATTAACACCCAATGCACAACACCTATCAATTAGTTTAGGTAAATCGAACTTTAGGCCAAACCAAGCAATTAGCATATCGGGGTCTTTGACTATCATTGTAGTAATAAAATGTTCAAGCATCGCTTTTTCATTAGCAAATACATGAAGATTAATTTCATCAGAACCTAATTTCGTTTCTTCTGTTATATTAGGAAACCACACCCATTGGGTATATTCCAAATCATAATTATCATACATTACAATAGTAGTAATACAATCGTGATATTCTCCGCCTTGTTGCCATTCCATATCCCAATACCATTTACGCATATTGTATTCCGGTAGTTTAGATAAGTTATCTACGGCATATCTATGATGATATTTTACATCTGCTTCCCAAGTTTGGATAAATCTATCTTTAGCAATTCTAACATCTTCAGAAGTTTCAACATAAACCTTCTTTAGTTTAGTTCCTTCCAAAGAATACCATTCCCCTTCTTCGTATTCAAATTCTCTTTTGATATACTTAGAAGGATTATAGAACTTCATCTCTCTGTGTTCATTATCTATGAAAAAATAAGGTCTGAACTTTTTAATTTCAGACTTCTTTTCCCCATTCTCTCTCCATGATAAATAGATACGGTCATTTGTACTGAATGTGGAAATAATCATTTAATCAACTCATATGTGGCGCACGAATTAGTTTTCTATCTTCACCTACTAAAAGAATCGGGAACTCATCTTTTAGATATATATTTATCTTGCCATCAAAGAACTTATGGAGAGGCCCCGACCATTCTACGGTGGCGGCTTCTCCAATATTATTGGAAGAATCCATTACTTCTTCATACCTGTTGGTAGCGGAAGATTGACTACTAATTTTTACTGTGTCGTTATCGTAGTCGACTTTGTAGACTCCGCTTTTTACTAATTCGCAAAGTCCCATTGTCTTTTTGAAATCTTCAGAATGTAGAGTAAAAGCGGCTTCCCACTTTGACGAACCGAACATAAACAAAGTTTCCGGAACTTCTTCATAAGTAATGTGTTCAAGCATTCCTCTAATTCTAGAAATAGAATTCATGCTAACATGTGCAAGTATTCTAGGAAGAGTAGCGGATTGGTTATTACAAGATACATTCAAAGTATCTTCTCCTGTAAATGTAACTGTGCCGCTAAACTTCTTGATGAAAGGCGATAGGGCCTTTGCATCAAATACAAACTCCCCATCTTCTTCCCCTTCAACTTCTAAATTGATATTTAGAGAAAGCGTAGAATCCGCATTCCACATTTCTAGAGTATTTCCTTCTAGGTTCAAATAAACACAATCATCTAAACTAGAATTAGATACGCCGTATTTTCCCTTTCCTTGAATATCTTCTAGAGCCTTTTGCATAATTTTACTATCAATATTAAATTTCATATTTTACCCTCTTTTAATTCCGGTATTCCGTTCCAAACAATGTTAGGTGGAGAACCACTGCGAATAGTCCAAACCTTTCCAACTAAATTGCCGTTAGTTCTACTACCAACTAATTCTGCTAGGAAATGAGTTTCGCCCTTCACTTTCTTTCTTGAGCAATGAATCTCCTGCTCAAGTTTTCCACCCCAATCTCTCCAAGCAGGAATCATTCCTACAGGAGAATTGTCTTGATACTTTTCCGTTTCGTGAGTAATGTAAATTACATCACAATCCAAATGATAGATAGTTTCTAACAAATGGTAGAAAGTTTTGTTTCTAGGGCCATATTGATATGGCATCATTTTTGTAACTACAGTTGGATTAGGATTTACTTTGTAAATACACTTATCGTACCAAGAGTCTACACCGTCCATAACGAAAATAGGTTTCTCTCCCTCTTCTAATTTTCCTCTAACATACTTTACAAAAGAATGAGAGTTTTCTTCACTTTGTTTAATATCAATTACATTGTCTTTGTCTAAAACAATCGGACAATAAACTTCGATATTTTCTGAAGCATCGTGACATTCAAACCAAGTTGATTCTACGCCCCTATCCCAATCTAAAACATAGATTTTCCTATCGGGGAAATCTAATGATATTCCGGTCTTTCCGGTTTTTGGTTGGCCCCAAATACCTAGTACCATTCTAGATTTTCTACTTTCTCTCTTCTTCTTCATGTAGTCAGCAAAGGAAGAATTAAATTCTTCTTGCTTCTGTCCGAAGATTGTTTTTCTCTTTTCATCTGCTGTCGCTTTTGCGGCAAGCATTCCTGTTGTTGCATTATTAGTAATACTCAAATTTACCACCTATCTCAAACTGTTTCATATCTATTTCTTGTCCCCTAAACTTCGTCCAAATTGTTAATATTCTTTGGGCTGTATCTTTAGGACACACGAATCTAATTTCTTTTTGGCCTATGTGCATTTTCAGCATAATGCCTTCTTCGCTTTGTCTCCATGTAATAAAATCGACACTAGCAATATCTGCTAGATAACTACCCGATT